AAGTGTATGTTATAAACTTTGTCCGGTATTGGACTTAGCCCAAACTTTCTACTGTCTGGGGATTTAAATACATATTTAGGTTCACCATAAGTTTGTGTATTTGCATCGTCAGAGTTTTCTGGGTCTCTTAAAAATCTTCGCCACTCTTCAAGGTTAATATGTTTTAACCCATTAGAAACAAATGGAGCTGATTCTCCAGAAACATTAATTGTAGTAATATAAAAATCATCCCAATCAATAGATGCAAAGTCTGTAGTTATACTAGAACTACCGTCTTTTAAAGTGTACCATCTTTGTCCAGCTACTGTCGCAACAGTTGTATTTCCGTAAAACGGGTCAGTTGCTCCACTTAATCCTGCAGAAAAAAATGGTAGCTGTGGTTCTTCATTTGCTATATCAAAGATAGCTTTATTTATAGAATCTTTAACAAACTGTTGAAAACCTACAGCACCTGAAAAATTACTAGAAGTTAAAGGAATTTCATTTAGTTCCCTAAGTATTTCATTGGTTAAATCTAAATATGTAGTTGCCATTATTTTTTAGTATGTCTTTTTTGTATTTTGAAATCTGCTTTTAATGAAGCACCCTTATGTTTAACAAACTTTCCAGAGTGCTTCATTAGTTTATAACTGCCATTCGGCTGCTTCATCCAGTGATAACCTTTTGGAGCTGCAACTTTCATTTTAGTTAGGTTGTTGTACTTCCATAGCACCGCCCATAGCCATGCCAATTCTGTCCATTTTATTGTGAGGACCACCGTGTTTCATATTCTTACGAGCAGAACCACCGTACATCATTTTCTTTTTTTTCTTTTTGTTGTCCATTTCGTACATTATTTTTCTCCCTTAGATTCTTCGTATTTGAATCTCATAGTATTGTGACCTACCATCTCAGAACACTTTTCTTCTTTCTGATGAATAGTTTCGTAATACATAATTTTGTTTTCCATGTTGTTCTCCTAAAAAGGAGGAGTCCGAAGACTCCCCCAATTATATTTAGTCTACTGTGTAGAAAGCACGAACTATAGCTTCTGGTCGAAGGACTTTAGCTCCGTATACATGCAATCCTCTAACAATATCACCAAATGAATCTGGGTCTCTAAGAACCTCAGTTGAGATGATAGTTTGAGCAGTTGCAGTAGAAGAAATGTGACCGGCAAGAACTTGCCCAGTACATGTGCTAGTAGAAGGTACATTATTAGATTTGTACATGTCAAATCCTCTAAGTTTACCACTAGATACAAGACCATTTCTTATAGAGCCTTGACCTGCGTTAAAGTCTACAGACATTAACTTAGAACCAGATTGAGAAAGTTCATTGTAGAACGAAGGTGGTGCAACGAACCATCTTCCTTCTTCAGGAACGTTTTGCTCATCTAGCAATTTAGCCATAAATGCCATCATGTCAAGTGGGTCAGTTCCAGTACCATCAGAACCTGTAAGGTCGATAGAGTTAGAACCACCTTGATGCTGACCCATAGTTTGAGTGGCAGCAGCAGCATCCGCACCTAATGTATGGTCAGGTGAAGACGTAGGAACTCCAGAGAACATAGAAGAAATCACTGCAGCATCATAAGAATCTCTTAATGCGTAAGCTGCAGAAGAAGTCGCTACTTCTTTGAAGTTAACGTGTGACATATTAGTTTCAATATCATCTACGATGAATTTGAAAGCCTTTGCACTATCTACAACTAAAGTTAACTCTTGGTCAGTTAATTTAGTAGCAGAAGTAGTAGAACCCCTAGTGTAATCCGATACAGAGATTACAGGTTCTTTAATAATCTTTACAGAATCTCCGAAAGCAGATATTTCACCGGCATAGTCGGTGTTAGTAATAGCTTCAACCACCGATGCTTTTCTGAAAAAGTTTAAAACCTTTTTAGAGTAAATCGAAGGTAAAAAGAAACTATTAGTTTGTCCACTTACGGAGTTTGCAAAGTTTGCATCAGTATCAGTTGAAGGTTCAAAAAATTGAGCCATGATAATACTCCTGTGTATTTATAGTTTATTTTGTGATTCTGCCTTGTTGCATAGCTTCGCTGATTTCAGCTTCGTGTTTATCAAACTCAGCCATACTCATTGCAGCAATCTCCCTTTCAGACCATATCTTTTCGCTTTTAGGTTCTACAGTTGTAGTTTTAGTAGATACCATATCAGCAGCAGATTTAGTCTTTTTAGAAGTTGTCTTTTTTGGAGCAGCTTCTATTCCTAAATCTTTTTTAAATAAATCCAATGCACGACTAGCTAAATCAGGGTTGTCAGAGTTATTATAAATCCAATCTTGTATAGACTGGGGTTGCTCTTTTGCCCATGAATGAAAGTCATCACTGTTTCTGATTTCATCAAAGTCAGGATGTTTTTCCATTAACCTTTCTTCTGCAGATTGTTTTAACATTTGAGCTTCACGTTCTTGGAGTTGACTAAGACGTTCTTCTAGAACTTTTGCCTTAGATTCGCTTTGCATATGAGCTACTGTTTCCACAACCTCAAAAACATCAGGATATTTTGTTTTAAACTGTTCAAGTTCTTCTTCAGTTTTAGGAGCTTTATAAGCTGGTCTATTACTAGCTGCTTCATTTAAAAGCTCTTGCTCTCTGACTTTAAACTCATTAAGTTTACTATCATAATGTTTTTTTAAATCATCATAACGTTTTTTGTAGTCTGGTTTTTTATAAGGACTATCCTTAGCTTCCAGATTATCTACTTCAACATTACCAACCTGCTCTGCTTCATTAACATCACCTGATTTAAATAATTTATTTTTTTCAGATGGCTCTTCAAAGTAAAGCTGGTCTGCTGATTGAAAAGGTTTATCATCGCCTTTGTGCCAAGATTTTTTTAAATTATAAGGATTTGGCTGTTCCTCATTTTTGACTTCTTCTGTCATTTTTTGTACTCCTACTCAGGGCTTCGTTTAACAAGGTAGCTGCGTGTGCACTTGCAGGGCTTGTCTTGTAAAGGTCGCCTTTCAGTTTAAATAAGATAAAGTGCCTGTAAACAGGGTAGCTTTATCGCCTAGCTCCTAACATGTGGTCTGCCGGAAAGCATTTGCTTTTTAAGCTCGTCACCAACTAAATCGTCTTCCTCTTGCGTACTAGCTTGAGAACCAACTGTTTCTTTAGTAACTCGAATATCCTGTCTTACTGGTTCTTGTTGAACCGGCATAACAGTATCTTCTTCTTCCATTAGCCCACCGTCTTGAGCCATTTGTCTTCCGTCTGCTTGAGCTTCAGCTTGTTTCATTAGCAACATTAAATTGTCAGCTCCTAAAACATCTACAGCCTTTGCAGTAAAGACAAATTCACCGTCAGATAGCCTTGCGGGTATACTGTCGGAGACTTCTGACCCCGGACCTTCAACAGGTCCTGAGCCTGAAAATTCCATTGCAACTTCCATAACTTTATCAAACAACATACTAAGTTGTGGATTTGCTTGTAATTCTTCCATAAGCATTGTTTCTTCTTCTTCACTTAATGCTTCATCTATTAAAAAGTCTACATAGTTTTCTTCCATTTCTTCATCTGGAACTTGAGAATCAGCAATCATTTCTTCCATTTGATTATCCATAGGCATTTTATCTTCTTCTTCCATCATGTCTACCATTTGGTCATCCATCATCATGCCGCCTTCTTGTTTTGATTCTCGCATGTTTTCTTCAATAGCTTTGCCTCTAGCTTCTTCATAAGATGATAGTTCACCATCATTATCTAAATCAGCTTTTTCTGGATTTACTAATTCACCTTCAGCATATCCTATACGAGAACTATCTGTACTTAATAAACCACCTTTTGAAAATTTTAAAGGCACTTCATCTTTTATTTCATTTATTACATCTAAAGCATCTTCTAATCTTTCAGCATCTATTCTTTTATCTCTTGCTTTAGTTTTTATAGTTTCTGCTGATTTTTGACGTAAAGCTGGAGTCATTGTTGATGGGTCTCCTCTACCTGCTTTTGCATCAATTTTAGCTAACTCTGATTTACGAGCTTTTTCTATTTGTTTTAATCCATCATCACCATATTTTTTTAATACAGCTCTTGGTCCTTGACTTTTTAATAAAGAAAGCCCAGCTCTTAATGCTGCTGCTCCTAAAACAATTGGTAGTGCCATAATTTTCTCCTATTCCTCTATTCTATTCAGGGCTTCCTTCACCTGTTGGGGCAGAGCCTCTAAGTGTACCAGAGAAGCTATCTTCCCCTGCAACCGGAACATTTCCGATTCCGATGTTGCCACCGCCAGTGCCTGTAACTCCAACGCTTTGCGGTCCTTGAGGTACTCCACTAGCACCTCCCATACCTGTAGGTTGTTGACCACCGGGTTCAGTTTCTTCGCCTGTGTTTTGTCCAGCATTTTGCATTCCTATAATTGATGCCATCATAGCTGCTTCCTCTGGGTCATTTAAAATTTCATCAGGGTCTAAGTCTAAGCTATAGGCAAGTTCACTAATTAATTTAGAAACTTTAACAAATGGAGCAATAGTTGGATTTTGTGCAGTTTGTAAAAACATTGTTAGTCTTTGACTTCTAACTTCTTTTTGCATTAAACTATTTGTACCAGTTGCTTTAACTTCTAAATCACCTACCACATCTACATTACCTTCAAAGAACTGCATGTTCCATTGAAAGTAAGCCTCTCCTAATGGTTTTAATAAAAAGTCATCAAGATTTTTAATAACTGTTTTAATATTTAAACTAGCAGCTCCTAGTAACATTGACATACCAGAAGCAGTTCGAGTCATGCTTTGTACTCCAGTTTGTCCATGTGAGTAACTAGGAATACCTGTTTGTTCATCTGCTAACTGTCTAAACCTATCAAACATCATCATGTTTTCTGGTGCAGTGTTAGGAAACTTTAAGCCATATATAGATTGACCCGGTACTCCTGCTTGTCTTCTAAATATCTTACCCGGATATATTTCCATATTTTGTCCACCAACAAGAGCCGATTCATCAACATCAAATACTAACGAACCAGCTAATGCTAAATTATCAATAGCCATCCGAGCATGACCATTCATAATCTGTTGAGAATCATCCATATTCTCAGCAATACCTATACCAAAAAAGTTATAGGGGTTTCTTTCATAAGGAAAAGCATTGTATGGAATACGATAAGGTGTAAATGGATTTATTACTGCTCGTAATAATTTACCACCACATATCCATGCATTAATCTGTATTTCATCTAAATCATCTACACTATCAGGTAAGTCAATACCAACTTCTCTAGCATAGTCTGCATCCATAATACCCCAGTATTCAAGGACTTCAAAGTTTGAAGAGTATTCTTCATCAACTGTAGAATCATCTTTTAGTTGAGCTTCAAAACTTTTTTCTTCGTAATTAGCTCCTAGTCTTAAACATTCTCTAATAGCTTCTTTATCAAAGAAAGGCATATTTCTTAACTGCCTTAGTTGACTACGATTCATTTTGTGTCTATGTATTACATATTCACATTCTTCTATATTAGTTGCTGCAGGGTCTGGATAAAAATCCCAACAGCTTACAAATTCTATTCGAGGTACTCTAACTTCTAAAGGACTATATTTTCTTTCACCTTCTTCATCATAGTTCCATTTATTTAAAGTTTTATTAAAATTAAATGGACCTTTAACTATTCCTGTACCAAGCAATGCAGATTCTAAAAGTGCATTTCTTATTTCTGATGACCCATTAGATTCTTCTATTTGGTCATGGATTAATTTTTCCATTCTTCTTGCAGCTTTTGCTGCTGGAGATATTTCTGGAATTTGTGGATTAGGTGTTAAACCTTCTTGTAATAATCCTTCTGCATCTAATTGATTTTCAATACTATCTTCAAAAAAACCAGTTCCTAAAGTTGCTCCTGGTTTTAAAGTTTTACCATCACCTTCAAAACCAACATCATAAATACTTTCTACTGGAGCATCTTCTAATCTATTACCAAGATTATCTGGTATTTCTCCTGACTCTAATCCGGGAGTAGGATTTTCAATATCTAGATAAGCATTTTCTTTTTCACCTTCTGGTAATTTAGTTTCTGCAATACCTATAGGAAACTTACCTGTACCAAAAATAACATCTACTAATTGTCCAAAAGCAGCAAGTACTTTTGTTTTAGTTATCTTAACAAATATTCTAGATTTTTCAGATTCTCTAAACTTTACAGTTTTACCATAAAGTCCACGATAGTTTTCATAAGCTCGTAACCATCTACGTTCATCAGACCTTCGAGCATCTTCTGCTTTATAAAATCTATCAAGAATTGTACCAACTAAATTCATACGTTGGTCTTCTTCAAGATTTAAAGTTTTACCAGCTTCACCCTCTACTTCTTCGTAGATATTATCTGCATTTAAAAATGTGTTATCGTTGTCTGCCATTAATATCCAAATTTATCATCTGAAGGTACATATCCAGATGTTTTTATTCTTAACATCCTATCATAAGGATGGTCTAATTTAGGTCTACCCATAATCATATAACGCAAAGCATCATAAGCATGGTCAGCCGAATGAGTATCTACATCCTCTGGATTAGAACTCGCTAATGGTAGACTTTGTAATTCTTTTATAAGGTTAACACAATTATTTGTTATTTGCAATCTTGGTCTACCTGTTTCGTTATTTTGTCGCAAATGTTCGTGTATTTGTATTTTACCAGCTATTCTATTCTTATCAGCTCTTCTGAGTTTATGTCCTTTTTTAATTAGTATTTCACCAATCGTAGGACCTGTATATCCTGTTCTTGACCATGCTGCAGTATCTAAGACTCCAGTAATAGATTTAACTTCATTCATTTCTAAATCAGTTATTCTATCACCTAAGACTTCACCAGTAAGACCTTTTTGATATAGTTCTCGATAAACTATAATCGTTTTATCTTCTGGGTCTACTGCTGCCCAAAGACAACAACTTTCCGAAGCATAACCGTAGTCAATCCCTTTTGTTCTTTCCCACCATGTAGGAATATCAAAAGGTGGTATGACATGAATGTTAGGGTCAAACTCAGCAAAGGCTGCACCTTCACTAATATCCCAGTTACCCTCTAGCAGTTGCTTTCGCTGTACTGCCGGTAACGAGAGTAACATTCTTTCATACTCTCCGTCTTCTGCAAGAAAAGGATTATCCTGTAATCTTGCTGGAATAAACTTTCTAGTTAAACCATCATAACCAACAAATGTTTTATTATGGTCTGAAGGTTCAACATACCTTTTTTTAACCCAATGTGCACCAACTCCTCCGGGGTTAGCCGTGCAACGTAAATACGTTGGCAGTGCTGGGTCGGTTGTTCTTAACCTAGATGCTAGATAGTTCCAACCAAACTCTGTTGGTAAATGTGTTATTTCATCAAAACCAATCCAACTATAAGCTTGTCCTTGATAACGATACACATCTGCATCTCGTTCCAAAAATCCAAATTCTATTTTAGCTCCTGAAGGAAAGTTCCATAACTTTTCTACTTCTCTGAACTTAGCTCCGGGAAATGCTTTTGGGTACAATTCCCTAGATTTATCTATAAGCTCTCTAAGCTCTGGCATTGACCTTCTAAGTATTAAAGCTCGATGAGCTGACTTATCACAATACCTTAGTGGGTCGATAAGCATTGCAAAGCTTTTACCACCACCTGCTGCTCCACCATAAAGTACATCCTTTTCGGCTGCAGCTAAAAAATCTGTCTGCGGTCCATCATTCGGCATAAATGCCACATGAGACCCAGTAGTATCTAAATGTTCTTGTAATTCATTTGGAAGAACTTTTGTTTCTTCTTTAGTAAGAACATTAGAAGTTAAAGCTTTAGTTTCTGCTTCAACTTGTTTTTTTACTTTTGCTAAACTTCTAGTTAGCTTTTTTACTTTAGTACTTTTCCTATCTAATTTCTTTTTAGCTCTTAAAGTTAATTGAATATCAGATAGTTCTGAGTTTTTAGGTCTACCACCCTTTTTGCGTGGAGTACCGTCTTTGTTAAGTATATAGCTCCCATCAGGGTTTGTCAAGTACTTTTCAGGATTTTTTTCCCAATCTTCCATACTTCCTATCTACATATTTTTTTAAACCCATACGAGAAAGCTTTTTACCTGTTTCAGCTTCTAACCAATCAACTCCAATACCTAAACTAATTTCACCATGAAATACAGCTTCAGCTACTTCTTTTAATACTGATAGGTGTTGAGGAATAGGTTTTAAATAACCTTCAATCATACCATCTTCTTCATACCCAAAAGGTATAGTTGAGGATTTTTTACGAATGTAACCGTCAGGTAATATATCCATTACAATTATTTATCAAAATAGGTCCTAAGATTTTCCCAGTAGTCCTGTAAACTTTCTTTAACTTCTTCATATTTTTGAGGGTTTTTAACTCTAAAAGCTAAAATACCTATTGCTACAATTACTAACAAGCCAATAATAATATCAATGTCCATTATTTTTTCTCCTGTGTTTTAGTTTTATTAAAAATTTTATCCCAGTTATCAGCAATCTGTTCATCACTAACAACTTGACCTCGTGCTTTATTACGAGCCATGCGATTACGTTTAGCTGCTGATTTAACTTTAAAATGTCCTGCGTGTGGCATTATTAATCTTCAGATAGTATATTATTTATAAGCTGTATTTCTTTTTCTGTTAGTTTTACCATTTTACTTTGTCAGCCCAATATGCTGCTGACATCTTTCCTTTTTTAATATTTTTAGCATGACGAGCTTTAAAAGACTTACGTTTAGCTTTCATTCTTGCAGATTCTCCTTTTTTAGGTTTACCTGCTGTACCACTTAGTGTACCAACTTTTTTACCTTGTTGTCCAAAACGAATAGTTTTTATTTTATCGCCTTCCTTAGCAACAACTATATGTGATTTAGTTTTATGCCCGGGAGTTCTTTTAGGTTTATTATAACCTGAAACTCCAGCTCTGGCAAGTCTTGGGTCTTTTTTACTCATGATACTTTCCTGTATTTGCGTACTTTCTTAGCAACTCGTTTAGGTTGTTTAGAAAACTGTTTACCTTTTTTGGTATCTTTGCGTTTTTTTCGAGAAGTCGCAGCGTACTCCTGCGGAGTAAGGCTTTTAATAGCTGCTTCAGGTAAATAGCGTTCTCCAGTCTCTGAAGACTTTTTACCCGACTTAGTTCGCCATTTCTGTTTAGTCCAAGCTCTAAGACTTCTTTGTGACTTTTTTAGTGCCATGTTTTTTCCTAATTGCTTCTTTGCCTCGTTTGGCTATTCTAGCCTGTTCATTTTTACCAGATACTTTAGCTCGTTGTTCTAAAACAGTCAATATTTGTATCTTACGAGCAAAAGGTTTTTTAATTCTTTTTACTTTAGCTACTGTTGCCCTAGCATCTGCTGGAGTAGCAAACTTAATACTAACAGTATCTTTAGGATTCTCATCAGTATATAAACGTCTGCCAGAGCCTTTTGGCTTTTTACCTGTACCTACTTTAGGGTCTTTACGTTTTTTAGCCATTACACTCTAGCTGTTGTTGCTTAATTAGTTCTGCAAGGTCAACAAAGTTTACTTCTTGTGTTTGTTGAGGGCGACTCATTATTTATAACCACCACCGGCAGCTTTGTATTGTTTAGCCAACATCTGAGCTTTACGAGCAGACCATTGACCCGGCTTTCCCCCTTTGCTACCGGCTTTGATTTTATTAAATAATCTTTTACGCATAGTAGGTTTTGTGTAATTACCTGCTTTGTTTACGGTACTTTTCTTTTTCTTTTTTGCTGCCATTAGTGTAATACCCTGTCTTTATTGTGTATTTCTTCTTCTAAATAATGCATTAACCCACTACCAACAACCAACTCAACAAACTCTCCTACTACTACTAAGTTATTTGCTTTAGCTGCTTCCTCAGCTTCTGCTAAGTTTTCGGCAACTATATTAGGTCCTGCATACTTTTTGCCTTTTTCTTCAATCTCTGTCAGAAATATCTTCATAATCTTCCTCTGGTAAATCCAGTGGAGCTTTATCAGGCATGACAAAGATACCACTGTTTAAGTTGTGATTAACGTCTAACTTATCTATTTTACTAACTCCAACCCTATCCAACAGTGTTTGAGCTGCTGATAGTTTATTATTAGCTTGTACTATAGGTCTATTAGACTCCATAATCTCGACAAGCTTAAATGCTGCTTTAGGTGCAGAGTTTGCCAAGATTTCCTGAGTTAGTTCAAGTATTTCATTCTTGAGGGTTTTAACCACATGATGATAGTGACTTGTATAACCTGCTAACTCAGCAGCCTTTTTAGCATCTCCTTGCGTTTCAACAAGGTGTTCCAAAAAGGATTGCTGCTTTTCTGTAAGCTTTCTTTGGGTCTGATTAGACTGAGTTGGTAACATTGCCATAGGCTTAGTATATACTTCGGAAATAAATTTGTCAACCCTCTTGACAAAATCCAAATCCAACACTATAATAACTTTAGTGCTCCTCCCGGGTGCATATAGTCATTATTGAGGGCAACTAAGTAGTTCTACTTACCTCAAAAACACCCACCCAAAAACTACCCATACCGATTAAAAATAACTAGCTTTTTGAAGTTAGTGTAAACTACTTACGGGCAAATCTGGTTGACATAGAATTTACTAGATTTTGTATGAGTATGCTATAGATAGATGGGGGTGGTGGGGTGGTCACCTGCGTACCCACAAGGCTTTCCAGTCTTTCCAGTCGCACAATAGCCACTCTTTAGACTCTGAAAACTTCGTAAGCTTTGAAAGTGTTGCCCTTAGTAATTAAGAGCCTTTCAAGTTTACAAAGTTTTCAGAGTTTTAAGAGCTTGAGAAGTAGCCAAAGAACTTTAAAGAACTTTGGCGTACTTCATAGGGCTACTTAGACTCTAACCAATTTGCAAAAAGTCTTTCATGTCCTTGTGACCCTCTTCAGAGTCTCTCTGACTGATAAAAGCGTCTAAAGTTTTAAGATATTTATCCGCTAACTTTTTGCGCCCATTAATCAAATCATCGGCATCTGAGCCAGAAAGAAATTTCTTAATTTTTCCAGACTCAAATTTCTTTAAGTCATGTTTAAGAATTCCATAAATCCACCGAGCATAAGAATTATTAAAATCCTTTCTCTCTTTGGACTCTTCTTTAAGTTTCTTTTCATCCGCAAGGACATTTGAAACCACCCACGACAATTTCCAGATTTGTCTGTAAGTCGCAACCTTATTTGTAAAAGCCATTTAACCCTCCTTTTTTGGTAAGACTTTGTTTATTGAATTTGATACTGTATTTGCATACCTTATCAACCTTAATTTATCCATTTGACTATCGCTTTCTATTCTCATCTGAGTCTCTCTTTTGGAGAAAAGCATTCCAAAAATAAAATGCATTGCCTGAGTCACTTCTGTGAACTCCGCAACCGAGTCATCGGATAAATGGATATGAATATATTTCATATAACCACCTATATTTTGAAAGTTAAAAAAACAGTTTTTATTTATCCTAGTTATTCCTAGCTTTGACACGCTCTAAGTATCTTCAAAGAGAATTCCACCTTTATGGACTTTCGCTTTTACCCGCCTTTTTTGCTTAGACTGCAACCACGTTTCGCAGTAGGGCTTAAGGGAAGTCAAATCATCTCAAATCATTCCCACCATTTTTTAAAGTCGCTGTCCGACTGAATTCCCAACGTAAAGCTAATTTAAGAGTCACCAATATCAAAAATTCACCCTCCACTATATAGCAACCAAAATTAAAAACAAATACCCACCTAGCACAATTTTTAAAACTTTACAACCCTTTTAAAAAAACCCAACTCATAAAAATATAATCTTGTCAATCCACCCAAAGCACAATAAAAAATAATTTGCAATCTTTTTTTAAAATCCCATTCAGAAAAATTTTAATACGTCAATAGTCT